ATATTTGTAATACCTTCTACGACGTTTGTTCCATCGCAGAATAAAAGCATAGTTTTACCATCAGGGATGGCTATACCTGTACCAGCAGAAGTTTTGAGAGTTACCGTACGACTACTTCCAACATCGTTCTTAGCAATATAAATTTTTGATTGAGTGGGGCATATCGCCGTCGCATTGCCTGTAAGGGCCGCGCCAGTATCGGTAAATTCAAGCATTGCACAACGGGACTCAGAAGTAGTACCGTCTGCGGTGGTCAGAGTATGGGAGTTAGTAGTCCAAGAGTTAACTACAGCACGGCCAGCAACGGCCTCTTCAACCATGGATGTGATATTATCATTTACAACGTCACCCCACGTACCACTGAGCTCGCCCTGAACGGGTAGAGCTAGTTTAAGAATAGTCGTGTACTGCGTTGTCATAGTTTACACTCCGCGCCGTATGGCCATATAATAACCTATATGAAGTTATAATCCACTAACATTCTGCCAATTAGGTGTCTGAGTAGTATTTATAACCCCTAAACTAGGTGTTTGGGAAGCGTCTATTGGCGACCAATTTGGTGTCTGTCCATCGGACACATCCCCCCATGAAGGTGTTTGCCCATCACTAATGGATGCCCAGTTTGGATTTTGACCTGTATCAACTTCATCCCAAACAAAGACATTCCCAATAGCACCTGCGGCGCTGACCCCCGTTACAGGAACCCCTGCGGGCGCGAGTACAACTACTGACCCTAAGACTCCACTAGCACGAACACCTGTAACAGTTATAGAGTTTACAGTACTAGTGGTAACATTGCCAATAGCCCCTGTAGTCTCTAATCCAGCAGCCGAAACATTGCTAGCAGCCGTAACAGATACATTACTTAATCTAAACGTAGAACTTACACTGCTTACTGCTACACCGGCCCCAGCCGTTGTGGTTACAGACCCAAGTGCGGTAGTGGCTTCTTCACCGCTTACGGTTACATCTGCATTAGCGCCAACAGTTACGGTCCCAAGACCCATCGTGGCTTCTAGACCAGAAGGTTGAACGACTGCTTTACCAGTGACAATTACAGACCCAACCGTTGTAGTAGCCTCTAGACCAGAAGGCTGTACCGTAGCTCCACCAGTAGCAGTAACAGTACCCAAAGCAGTAGTGGCTTCTAGGCCAGATGGCTGAATAACAGCCCCGCCAGTAACAGTTACAGACCCAAGAGCCGTTGTAGCTTCTTCACCACTTACCGATACGTTAGCGTCAGCAGTGACGGTTACGGACCCAACTGCCGTTGTAGCCTCTAGTCCAGAAGGTTGGACATTAGCATCGCCTGTTACGGTTACGGACCCAACTGCCGTTGTAGCCTCTACACCACTTACTGAGACGTCTGCAGCAGCAGAAACCGTTACAGAACCAAGCGCAGTGGTAGCTTCAACACCAGAAACCGCTACATTCGCGGCAGCAACAATAGTTACGGATCCAACCGCTGTCGTAGCTTCTAGGCCGGAGGGCTGAACAACAGCGGCACCTGTAACAGTTACGGTACCTAACGCAGTAGACGCAGATACCCCGGACACTTCTATGGGAAGTGCTTCACCCCATGCGCCATCGGACCATGCCCCGCGCCCCCAGCCAGAGACATAGACCATGGCGATATATTACGCTACGCGGATGATCGCGGTGCTAGCGTCTGCAGTTGGGAACTGGATAGTGAAGTCACCAGCAGTTGAGGTTTTATCCCCACCAAAATCCAACACAGCTACAGCAGGATTAGAACCTCCAGACTTGTAGATCAATGCACCTCGTGCAGTGATTGTAGCTGAAGACCACGTTGTATTCGAGAAGCTCAAATACGCAGTAGTACCTGATGTAGTTGGGTTAGTGGAAATAGTGAGCGTATTCCCACCCGCTGTATAGTTAGTACCGCTAACTTCATTGGTAGCAGAATACGCGGTGGTAGACGCATCCAATGTAGCTGACGATGTATACAGAGCAATCTTAAATGTCTGCGCTGTATCAGAACTAAAATCCATCTCACCATCAAGCAAAGCCTGCTTGAATGATGTGCACATAGCTTGAGTAATTGCCATTGCTTATCCCCTATTTAACTTCTTGCCGGTACTGACCAGAACGATATGTATCCTCGCGGAGACGCCCATCGCCAAGCTGTTTAAGTAAAGTTACAGCTTGTGCGTACATCTTACCATATATCTCCACAAGATCAGGCTCGCCCTTCATAAACCGAATCGCTTCGATAAGTGCACCATTAAGAAGAGCAGAGTCAAATTCATCCCCGAGCCATGTGGTGCCTGCGGTTACAATAGACTCCGGGTAGTATCCATAATGTAGCTCTGTAGTATATGCAGCGTCAGGAGTTGGTCCTAACATAAAGCTACCATCGGCAAAATAAGCGTAATGGGCTGGTAAACCTCCTGGCGTAGCCGCTGGATAAGCTTCACGAAGGAAGTTAACGTCCTTGTTAAGGAGAAAATGGTATTGTCCACTGCCATCAATAACAGCCAAAGAATACGACCATAAAAAGTCAGAAGGCATCCCCAAGTAACTATTACCAGACGTTGTAGTTCCGGTTACATTCTTACGAAGGGCTGGGATCTGGACAGAGTTGTATATCTTCTGCTCGGCCTGCTCAGTGAACATAGCGAGCTGATCGTCTGTGAAGCTTGTCTCACAGATGTCCTCAATGTTAGTTTTCAGCTCGGTATAATTCATGTCTTATGCCATCGGTCCACGGGCCATGGTGCCCTTAGTAGCGGCTCCAACACCACGAACCTTTACACCGTCAGTTTTAACGCCCTTCATATCAGGCTTAGGCCCATATGTTTTAGGGGTATTAGTAGCCTTAGCTGGCATGTTGCTCATCTTCTTCATGGTATACTCCTATCCGGTGGTAACCGTTACGGAACCAACTTGTGTTGTTCCTACCAGATTATTAGGTGTTAATCCATATTGATCATTCAAACCAACTGGATCCCACCCAAACTGTATATCTCTACTCTCCACCAACTCTGCTGAGTCGGGTCGTGGATCACGAAGTGCTTGTGGATCATCTACAGGATATTCCCCTAAATGAAGCTGCGGATGGTCCGGGTTCCAGCACTCAGGACACGCTTTTATATTAGTATTACGCCCTTTCTCAATAAGATTCTTGAGTTCCCGTAGTTTATACTGAAACCCACAAACATCACATAGGCCAAGGGCCTTTTGGCCAGAGGCAAACCTATTAGACACTGCTAGATCCTCACAGCGCGGGGTACAAACCGGACAGATGCCTTCTCCCTGTCCTCACCCGCAGCCAACTGGAACTGCTCTTCATACGCCGCTTTAAGCATCTCAATACGAGGAGCCGCGTTCGGCACCTTCATAGCAATGTAGTAAGCCAAACCAGCCACTAAACATGGATAAAAACGGAAGTTCATATCTGGGGTCTGGATACCACTACCAGCATCTTCGACGCGACGCATACGCCAATAGACAAAAGTATAGTCATTACTGTCCGGTATAGGCCAAATATTAATCCGAGGCGCATCACGTAAGCGCTCTACCCACACCTGTATCGGACGTCCTGTGTTCAATTTATTAGGTATTGAAGAGTATGTACTGACACTAATCCGGCTGATATTTAAGTCAGATTGTGTTGTAGCATTACCGGCATTTGTACGAATAACCTGTTCCATTAGATCAATAGTATCGGCAGGTAAACTATACTGACCAGTACCACTAGTAAGATTGATGGACCCACTATCAATGGTCCACATGTTAATGCCACGGTTCTGCCACTCAATGGTAAGTAGATTCATAGACCTACGAGCGGTGCGGAGGTCATAACCAGAACGCATCTCGCTACCAACACGTTCCCATGCCTCTTCAGCAATCTCCGTGAAGTCCATATTAAATGCGGTTGTACCAGATGTAGTCATTTCTTAGTCTTCCGCTTTGTAGGAGATACCCTACGTGGTTTACCAGCAGGTTGGCCTAATCGTTTCTTCTCAGCAATCTTAGTACGTTTTTCGGATGAACTCATCTCACCACTCGTTTTAGGAGTCTTACTTGATATCCGTTTTGTAGGTCTACAATACGGTGTACCTCGTTTCTCTCCAGCTTTACGTCCACAAGCCTTACCAGTACGCACATCCTTCCAGTCCTCTTTAAACCAGCGTTTCAGTGCAGCACCTTTTGCGGTCTTACGGACGGCCATTACTTACCTGCCTTTTTCTTACGGCATTTAGCAATAGCGCCTGATGCATAAGCGGACGGGAATACCTTATACTGACTTTTTACCTTGTGGTAACAGTCGTCTTTGACAGTCCCGCCCTTCTTATAGCTTTTACCGCTACAGCAAGAGCATGTACGGTAGTATCGTCGCATTACGAACCCTTCATTACCACCATTTTAGCAGGGCGCATCTTCTTAGATACGGCTC